TCAGTCACCGCTTGCGGGATGCGATGCCACGCAGTGCGCCGAGGATCAGCTGGGTCCAGCTGTTAGCGCGAACGCCAGGCACGATTGCCAGCAGTTCAGAGCCAGCCAGCAGCGCTACGGCAATGCTGGTGATGTCTTCCGGTGTGGGTGCCATAGCTGGCGTGAATCGCTATCTCAGGTTAGCTACCCGATGCTGCGCCACCAGCCAGAGTGCAGGTGACGGTGGAGGCCAGGCCGGCAGATGCTGCAGCAACCACAGCTGGCACGCTGATCAGGCTGATTGAGACGTTCACATAGCCGGCGGTTAAGTGATCTTCCTGCGGCTGTGCGGCGTAGCGCCAGTGCGTAGAGGTTGGCACCAGATCGGTGAAGCTGGTGTGCCCGGTCCACGCTTCAGTGCTGAGCGGGAATGCGATGTAGCCGCCCTGTTGCTCGCGGTAGTGATCGCGCAGCAGCTTGGCCTGTGCTTGCGTCAGTGCAGCGAAGCTCAGTTCAAGGATGTGGCTGTAGGCGGTGGTGCCATGCCGGAAGCGGATGCTGCCACCACCGAAGCCGCGTTCCTCGGTGACAGGGAAGGTGCCCATGCTGTAGCGGCGCGTGGCCGGCTCCAGTGCCGGGAAGGTGGCCATCAGTTCTGCAGCGTGATGACGCTGCTGCCCAGGCTGAAGGTTGCAGAGCTGCTGGAAACATCGGCGCCAAAGTCCACGTAGCAGACCAGCTCATCAGCACTTGCTAGTCCACCGCGTGATTTGTAGATCACAGCAGCCCTGGCGGTGATGGTGCTGGTGGCCCAGTTCACAGCGGCAAAGCTGAGCGTGACGCGATCGTTGGCGGTGTCCTTGGTGACGGTGCAGGCGCTGGTGACGCCGCCAGCGGTGTAGCCGGTGCCGCTGACTTCATTGGTGACATCATCACGCTTGTCGTGCGTGTCCTTGTTTGGCGTATAGCTGCTGGTGACCAGCATCACCTTGAAGGTGTCAGTGTCGAAATCGATGGCACCACGGGCCATGTCATCAACGGCTGAGTTGTAGATCAGGCTGGCCATAGTTGATGCTCAGATGGATTCATTCTGCCGAGATGGCAGGCGGCTGCGGCCAGGTGATGTCAAACGGGTTGGCAGCATCGGCCAGGTCGCGCAGGTCCTGGCGGTAGGCGGCCCAGACGTCACGATCGGCGCCTAGGTCGTAGTCGGCGATCTGCGTCCAGTCGCATGACTGCAGCAGCTCGATGCGCCGTTCGCGGACCTTGGCGTACTGCGCCTGCAGCTCATCGAAGTTGTAGGGGCGCACCAGGAACTGCGTGCCGTCCCAGTCAATGGTCTCCAGCTTGGGGTTGCACTCGGGGCGCTCGAACGGGCCGGAGTAGCCCGCACGCTTCAGCTCGTCAGGCGTGAAGGTGCTGGCGTCCGTGCGGGTGCTGCCGTCCGCAAAGCGGATGCGGTGCGGGAGGGGTGCAGGGGTGGTGGTGTTGTGGGAGTAGAGCATGGTTAGACCAGCGTGATGCCCCATTTGAAGGCCAACCATGCCTGCAGTGAGTCTCGATCAGTGCTGTTCAACACAGAGGAGAAGACGATGTATTCGCCAATCAAGCCGCACCAGCCGCGATTAAGGTTTGAGTTGCCGCGATCGTTGCCAATCTGGAAGCCGCCAGTAGTGCTGAACGTGGTGCTGGATGAATTATTGATACGCATGATCGCAGGGTTGTCAATAGAAGGCGAGTTAAATAACGCTCCTGAGAACCTGTTGCTGGTGCCACCATTGACAAACAGCCGATTGAAGCCTGTGCCCGACTCATCAAGCGATTGGTTGTATGCCAGCATGTACCAGGCGTTAGTGTATGAGGTAAAAAGACCGGCATAATTGCTTGCAGTGCCACCGAAGCTTGCATCGACAACTACATACACCTCGCCGATTGTTGTGGAAGTGCTGCTGCTGTTATACATGAAGTTGGCGTGAGACGGACTTGTGCCCCAGTCCAAGCACTTTTTACTGTTGATGCCAGTCACATACTGTGGGCTTGTGCCACCAACTGATAACGTCCAGCCATTGCTTCCCTTGTCTGTAACCGCAGTGATTGCTGAGCCCGAAGTTGTCACTTTAGTCTCATCGGCAAAATCGTACCAAAGGACAGGTGACAGCCCTGCCGTGGGATCGGTGAGGACTTGCGGCCAAATCCCGGCACGCTTCGCCACGCTCTGCTCATTCTGGAACCACAGGCCAGACGCTGTGCCGGTTGTCGGTGTGCGCTGGACGCCCATCAATCCGCCGTTAAAGCCGAGCATCAGCTGATGTCCTCGTAGGAGATGACCAGCTCCAGGTCGCCAGCAGCGCTGGCCTGTGCGCGGAGACTGTGGCCTTCCTCTAGGTAGATGTACGCCTCTCTTGTGACCAGCACCTGGGTGGCATCAGCTGGTACGGCGATGGTCTTGCCGATCGAAAACCCCGTCGTGCCGTTGTAGTGCTCCAAACTGATGTCAGCAGTTGCGGAGCCGTCCACGTTGGCGCAGTACACCGAGTTAATCTTCAGCACCTTGCCGCTGCTGGCGCCATTGCTCAACGCTGCAGCCATCGAGGTAGTCACCGCATAGCCCACGGTCTTGCCGGTGACGGTCGTGACGGAGCTGCCTGATTTGATGTTGGGAGCTGCCATGAATCAGTCCCAGACGGTGTAGGGGTCTTCGTCCCAGTATAGGAATGACGCGAAGTCATAAGTGCTTACGTCGGCAATCACAGAAGCTGCGCCACCTGCCAAGGTGATCGTAATGCTCTGCTGCAGGCCGTTGGTGGTCACAGCAGCTCCAGGTGCCAGCGTGATGATTACGGCCAGCTCAGTGCCACTGGCAAACGCACCATCAGGCGGCACGGTTTCAAGCGCCAGCTCGACGTTATAGCGCCCGCAGTAGACGTCATCCACGGATGGCGGGTCCGTGTATCTCCAGCGGTAACTGGTCAGTTCGTAGTCGCTGATGGTGGTGACGCCGCTCCAGATGCTGGACGGCAGCGTGAAGCTCTCGAAGCTGCCGTACTGGCCTTGGTAGTGGCTGAGGATGCTGAGCATGTCAGCTTCAGCCAGGGCGATAAAGCTCAGCCGCACCGAGCTGCTCAGCATCACATTGCTGTGGCGCACGCGATTCTGCAGGCCGTTGTAGGTGCTGAACGGCGTGTGCGGATACTCGCCTGGCGTGAAGGCGCGGGTTGCTGGCGTTAGGGAAGGGAAGGTAGCCATTACTTATGGGTAAACCTGCTGCATAGTCGTAGTGTCATAAATGGATACAACCCTAAGCAGCACGCCAGGGTAGGTTCCAACCTGGTTGGTGGCACACGCAAGACCGCCACCGGGCCAAATAGGGTCAAGTAATCCAACGCAACCACTGCCGACAGAACTGTTGTCCCAGTGGGGAACGCCAATGGATACGTATGAAATGGGACGCCAGGTGTAGTTACCGGGTGTTGCAAGATCATCGGAGTACAGTTCGCTGTAGTATCCGTAGTTTTTAGGCGTTGCATTGGCCACAGTTGTGCTGCCATAGGTGGAGCCGTTAAAGCACTTGACTACAGATGTATAAGTGCCTTGGCCTTCAATGCCGATAACAAGTATTCCAGCGCTTGCTCCGTTCAACCATGTGGGCATTTTTTGCCCTGGCTCTGCCACGTAGCTGATGGGATTGCCCGAAGTGTCGAACGTAACGGTGGCCAGCTTTACGCCATCTTTATACCAAGTAATTGACTCAGTTTGGTTTATGCCACACGGGCCGTAGGTGCCATTAAATGGATACAGTGCGCTACCCACGCCAACGGGCTGCCCCGCCGGGAATACTGAGTGAGGTAGATACTCGGCACTTGCTACATCCAACCCATCGTCAGTGTTGCCGGTGTCGCCAGTCGGCGCTGAATCGTTGAAGCCCAGTCCGCCGCCGCTCGGGGATAGCTCCAGTGGGTCATCACCATCAGCCGCTGTGAACGTCTCAGCGGGGATGGTGTTATCGCTGCTGGAGTTCACGTCGCAGCTCACGCCGGTGCGGCCACTTGGCAGGATGATGCCGGTGCCAACAGCAGCAGCCACATCCAATGCGATCAGGCTGCGGCCTTGGTCGTCGATCGGGAAGTGCGTGGCCTCATAGCTCACATCACCCGCCAGTGTCTTGGTGATCCGCTCTACCTGATAGAGATAATCATGCACTGAGTTGGCGTAGGTGGTGTTGTCACGCGCCAGCTGCACGCGGATGATGTCGCCAGCGCTGATGAGCGTGTTGTGCTCCTGCGGCCGTGCTGCGAACCGGATGGTGTGCGTGGTGTAGAGCCGCTTGGCCAGGATGTAGGCGCCAACCTTAACGGCGTGATCCTCGCTGGTGCAGAACGTCGAGAGATCATGCGACTCATACGGCCCGGTTTCGGCGGTGCCGCTGTAACGCACCTCAGCGGTGCGGATAATGCCGATGTCGCTCTCTAGCTGCTGGCGCCAGATCACCTGCGCCACGAAAGGCTGCCGGTCCGCCAGTGACAGATAGTTGATCTCCAGCGTGCCGGGCAGCACGGTGTCTTCGGTGAAGGTGTATTCCGCCGTGATCGCCGTGGTCTTGATGGCGCCAGCGCCAGTCACCGGCAGCAATGGCCGCAGTCCGCGCTTGCCGCCTGCGTTGCTTTCAGCCAGCAGGAAGTAGGGCGCCAGCCTGGCGGCGAGGTCTGAGTAGTTGGTGCTCTCGCGGATCTCAAGGTTGCAGGTGAAGCCGTTCACCTCAAGGAACGTGGCTGCTGCCAGCAGTGCGGTGTTGTCGATCATCGCCGCTGGCACCCTGCTGGTGTTGACCAGCAGCCACTTCACCAAGTCCGCGAAGTTGTCGCTGGGGCCGGTCACGCTGTCGTAGATCCGGGTGACGGCCATGCCACCGCGGATGAACAGATGCACCTGGCGGTTGTACTGATCGAAGCCATCCGGGATGGTGACGTTGAAGCTGAGCGTGCTGATGCCCGGGTAGCTGCCAACGGTGCCGCAGAAGAATGGTGCCTCGGGCAAATCCTTACCGGCACGCTGCACCAGGAAGTTGCCGGGTGCCCAGGTGCCAGCCCTGCGGTTGTAGGTCTGCGTGTGTGCGCCAACGCGGCAGGCACGCTGAAACACGTCTTTGACCGGGATGCTGTCGAGCTGGCCCTCGCTCAGCACCAGCATGTAATAGGCGGTGACGTTGTTGCTGGCGTCATTCTCGAAGCGTGCTTCGGTGGCGCCGGGGCTGATCAGGATGCCGCCTTTGCTGTTGCGGAACCGGGCGAACACGATCGGCACCGGCTCGCCAATCTGCGCGAACCGCTGCGGGCGATCCAGCTCTGTGGTGCCCTGCGCGGCGGTTGCATCAGCTGGTGCATTGATCTGCCCGGCCTGGATGGCCAGCAGTGCCAGTGGATCGCTGGAGGAAAGGAAGCTCACTGCCTGATGCCCTGCCCCATGATCGCCAACGTCAACCGGCGCGGCGGCACTTGTGCTCCAACGGGAGACAATGCCGAGCCGAGTTGTATGGTCAGGCTAGTCAATCCGCCATTGCCGCCAACCACTTGGCCGGTGTACGCAGCCACC